TCCTACTGCCTGGCGATGAAGGTACATTCAACCATCCGGCTCCGGCCTTCGTCCTTCGGGGAAACATTCCCGACAGGGCAAATGTTTCTCTGTTTTCTGGAGAAACTATGTCAATAACCCGCTCGTTTCTGAATGAGTTACGTACGCCATTCGATCTGGTTCTTTCCGTTGCAACTCGCGTTGCATCTGAATGCCCTGACCTTAAGGCTGCACTCAGGGGAACATCGTGGCTTGCTTCACCTTCCGGTCATTATGAATTCCGTTCACGCGTCTGGTTTGACGATCAACGTTATCACTGAAGTGGTTTACTGAATTTGGCCACCTGAACAGAGGTGATATGCTCACCTCAGAACAACACAGGTGTCATAATGAAAAAAAGAAATTTCAGCGCAGAGTTTAAACGCGAATCCGCTCAACTGGTCGTTGACCAGAACTACACCGTGGCAGATGCAGCCAGCGCTATGGATGTCGGCCTTTCCACAATGACGCGATGGGTGAAACAATTACGTGATGAACGGCAGGGCAAAACACCAAAAGCCTCCCCCATTACCCCGGAACAAATTGAAATCCGTGAGCTCAGGAAAAAGCTACAACGTATTGAAATGGAAAATGAAATATTAAAAAAGGCTACCGCGCTCTTGATGTCAGACTCCCTGAACAGTTCTCGATAATCGGGAAACTCAGGGCGCGTTATCCTGTGGCCACTCTCTGCCATGTGTTCGGGGTTCATCGCAGCAGCTACAAATACTGGAAAAACCGTCCTGAAAAGCCAGACGGCAGACGGGCTGTATTACGCAGTCAGGTACTTGAACTGCATGGCATCAGCCACGGCTCTGCCGGAGCAAGAAGCATCGCCACAATGGCAACCCAGAGAGGTTACCAGATGGGGCGCTGGCTTGCTGGCAGACTCATGAAAGAGCTGGGGCTGGTCAGTTGCCAGCAGCCGACTCACCGGTATAAGCGTGGCGGTCATGAGCACGTTGCTATCCCGAATCATCTTGAGCGACAGTTCGCCGTAACGGAACCAAATCAGGTGTGGTGCGGTGATGTGACCTATATCTGGACGGGTAAGCGCTGGGCGTACCTCGCCGTTGTTCTCGACCTGTTCGCAAGAAAACCAGTGGGCTGGGCCATGTCGTTCTCGCCGGACAGCAGGCTCACCATGAAAGCACTGGAAATGGCATGGGAAACCCGTGGTAAGCCCGTCGGGGTGATGTTCCACAGCGATCAAGGCAGCCATTATACGAGCAGGCAGTTCCGGCAGTTACTGTGGCGATACCGGATCAGGCAGAGTATGAGTCGGCGTGGAAACTGCTGGGATAACAGCCCAATGGAGCGCTTCTTCAGGAGTCTGAAGAACGAATGGGTGCCGGCGACGGGCTATGTAAGCTTCAGCGATGCAGCTCACGCAATAACGGACTATATCGTTGGATATTACAGCGCACTAAGACCGCACGAATATAATGGTGGGTTACCGCCAAACGAATCAGAAAACCGATACTGGAAAAACTCTAACGCGGTGGCCAGTTTTTGTTGACCACTTCAACTTTCTCATGAAGTGCAACCCGGATATAGGGCCGAAGCTGCGGGAAATCTTTGAAGAACACAAAGCGAAGGAGAAGGGCAAATGAGTAACGTAGCGAGTCTGGCCAGAGCGAGAGAGGCCAGAAAAAACCAGGAGACACCGCATCATGGCGGTAAGGGGTATGCCTTGCTGCACCGTAAAATCAAGGAGCTTCCCTTCTACAGAACGGATTCTGAGGCTGTTCACCTGTGGGTTCACATCATCCTGTCAGCAAACCATGCACCGGCGCCAGTTAACACAGAGTTTGGAGAGATTCTGGTTAACCGTGGCGAGTTTATTACTGGCCGTAACACGCTGGCAGCTGAGACAGGAATCACTGGTGATCGCATCAAATACCTGCTCAATAAGTTCGAAAAGCTGAGCATGATAAGTCGCATTACAAACAGGAAATTCACCCGGATTTCAGTCACAAAATACGACGATTATCAGCCAAATTTTGTGCCAACAGAGTGCCAACAGAGTGCCAACCAAAACCCGCAGCCAGTAAGGCTCTCAGGTGAGGTTGTGCCAACAGAGTGCCAGCAAAGTGCCACAAACAATGAAGTATTAAATAATAACTCAATATCTAAAGATATTGAGTGTCCATCTCAAGCAGCAGAATTCGATGATGATGAGCCTATCAGGATTGCCAGAAAACCTAAGCAGCCTGACCAGCCAAAAAGAATCATCACCCCCTACGAAGAAATGGTCGCTGCCTATCACGAAATACTTCCTGAAATGGCCGGTGTGGAAGTTATTCGTGGAAAGCGTAAAGCGGCAATGCGCAAGTTCTGGAACGAGTGCAATCAGGAATACCAGAAAGCTCATGGGAAACCATTCACGATCGCCAACTGGCGAAACTACCTGGAATACATCGCAGTTAACTGCACGTGGATGATGCAGGAGCGCCCAAACGGCAAGGGCGGCTTCTGGCAAGCCAAGAACCTGGATTATCTGGTAACGGATGAGTGCTACACGAAAGTGAAGGAGCAGCGCGCAAATGACCGAAAATAATTTTATCCCACCGCACAGCCTTGAAGCGGAGCAGGGCGTTATTGGTAGCATCCTGATCGACAGCCAAAGCGAGAAGTGCCAAATCACTCTGGCCAGCCTGAAAGCGGATGCGTTCTACAACAGGGCTCATCAGGAGATCTGGCAGGAAGCAGTATCCATGAACCGGCGCAAGCTCAACATCGACCTTCTGACCCTGAGCGACAGCCTTGAGCAGTCAGGCAAGCTTCAACAGGTTGGTGGGCTGGCTTATCTGGCTGAAGCTGCCAAGAACACGCCCAGCGCGGCAAACGTCGCTAACTACGCTCAGGTGGTTCGTGACCGGGCTTCAGATCGCATGTGGTTACGCCAGACCGCTGAAGTAATGCACCTGTTTAACTCCCGCAATGGCATGAGCAGCGAGCAGAAAGTTGAGGCGGCACAGGCGCTACTGGCTGAGGCTGTGGAATCAACGACGACAGGCAACAAAAAGGGACTCCGCCGCATCGATGAGATTGCCTCGAAATGGACAGCCATGGTCGAGAACCGCTTCAGCGACCCTGATGCGCATCGTGGCCTGACTACTGGTATCCGTGACCTGGACAACATGCTGGCACCTAAGCACATCATGCGCGGTTCGCTGTTTGTCATTGGTGCAAGGCCAAAGATGGGCAAGACCACAGTGCTGACGGAAATTGCCCTGCATGTGGCCGACGTTGAAAACCTGCCGGTAGCGATGTTCAGTCTTGAGATGCCAGAAGAGCAAATCTTTGAGCGCATGCTTGGCCAGGCATCGCACGTTAACACTGACATGTTCTATGACGGTGCGAACGACGAAGAAGACTGGAACCGCGTTTATGCAGCGATGGCCAGAATGAGCGACCGTCCTAACATCTGGATTGATGATAATCCGGGGATGACACTGGCGCACATTCAGGCTGAGTGCCGCAAGCTCAAGCGCAACCATAAACGCATTGGCATGATCGGCATCGACTACCTGACGCTGATGAATACCGAATCGGCAGAAACCAATGCTCTGGCGTTCGGCAAAATCACCAAGGCGCTGAAGAATCTGGCCAAGGAGCTGGATACCGTAATCGTCCTGCTGACCCAGCTGAACCGTAATCTGGAAGAGCGAGCCAACAAGCGACCGATGGCCAGCGATTCACGCGACACAGGACAGATTGAGCAGGACTGTGACTACTGGATGGCCATCTACAAAGAGAGCATCTACGACGACAGCGCCGACCCAACGCTGACAGAGCTGATCCTCAGGCTTAACCGCCACGGCAAGACGGGGACGGTATACGTCGATCAGAAGGATGTGGCGCTTTATCCGTGCGACCAGAAACAGGCTATCGAAGAACGCGCTGACCGCAAAAAGCGTCGCGTAACTCAACAGGTTGAAAAGGTATCGGGGTTCTGATGAAAACACTTCTTGAGCAGTACATTGAGCATCGTGAAGAGCTGGCCAAAAAGGTCTATCTGGAGGACGGATTTATTGTCCTGAATACCGGCAACACACTCTATGAAATCGCAGTAAGCAGAATCCACAACCATGAAAGCCTGGCTAACTGGGCGTTCCATCTGACCGAGAAAGTCTGGATGGACATGGACATGATGCGTGAGTTTCTACGCGTGGCCAGCACGGCTGCAAACCTGCCGCTGGAGGGAGTTTGATGATGCACGACAAAGGGGAAATTTAAGATGGCGTTTATTTCAATAGCTTCATTAGCAAAATATACACGCAATGACTCACCGGCGCCCAAACTGACTGTCCGCGCTAATGGCTCTTGCCACCTGACGAAAATTGTTGTGGCTGAGTTCAATACCGTAGAAGTTGAAATAGACACGGAAGAAAAGCTGATTCGACTTAAAACAGGAGCTAATTACTCCAGAAAGTTAACTGGGCGAGTTGGTGTGTGTTTCGCTATTCCTTCAGCTGTATATCGGGATGTTTTGAATCCGGGAGAAACCAAGCGGGAATTGCCGTTAACCCTCAGCGATGATGGTTGGTGGTATGGCAGCTACGCAGCGTCCGGCAAGCATCAGGAAGGAGAGTGAGATGGGGATTAAAAGAGCGTTACTTAACCAGAAAAAATATAAATCGTTAAGTTGGTGGGAAAACTTCATGGGCGGTCATCTGAGCATGGGGCCGCTAACTATTTACGGGGAAAATGCGATGCACTGGGCGGTAAATATACGCACCAATCGATGGGGTTACATCTGCTCCAGATTGCCTCTGCGGTGCTTTGGAAGATGGTGGCCTATGTATTTTTACATCTCACCTGACGCCACGCCGTGGGCTGCAACATTTTCCATTCCGCAAAAGGAAAAGCTATGACAAGCAACGATGAGCTGGAGCGGTTGCGTTTTGGCAATGAGGTGGCGTTAAAGCCCGTGCTGGCGAGAAACTTTTTGGCTTCGACATGGTATGAAACATCAGGGATGAGTAGAAAGGAAAAGTTATATGCCAAGTGCAGAGAGTTGGTGAGTGGGGACCGCGCAGAGTACTTAGTGGCAACCGGTGACATGAAGCCTTTCTACCATCGGATGAGGAATGATTATGCACAGCAACGATGAGCTGGAGCGGCAGAAGATGCGAGAGCAATTCTCTGTGAGCTTTGAAGACCATACCGGGTGGAGCCCTGAAGATTATCCCAACCCAGACGTTGTTGAAACTTGCTGGGAGTGCTGGAAAGACGGCTGGATAGCCCGCAGCGAACAGGAGCAGAGCAATGGATAAGAGCAGAGAGCAGTTTGAGGCGTGGGCCATTAATCAGTGCGCGTACGACCTCGCTTATTCGGACTCAACAAAGCGAGGCTACCGCAGCATGAAAACTAAGGCTGCATGGAAAGTTTGGCAGGCATCCCGCGCAGCTATTGAAATCGACACTGGCTATCTGCTTGGTGATGGTGATAACGACACGGAATGGACTGAGGGTTATAACGACGGAATTCAAAGGGCTGATAGAGCTATTCGCGCTGCAGGATTAAAAGTTAAAGGTGATGACAGTGGAGAAACAGACCTATCTCATCAGAGATAACCGAATACGCCAGAACTGCATAGAAGCCATTCAGAACCTCCAGACAGACCCGCAACACCCCATCGAAGTAATCATCCAGGAACGCAAACGCACAAGCGACCAGAACAAAAAGTTATGGCCGTTATTGCATGACCTTTCCCGCCAGGTTGTCTGGTTCGGCCAGAAGTACAGCCCGGACGACTGGAAGGATTTGATTACTGCACTCGTAGCGAAAACGAAAAACGAACAGCAGCGCACCGCACCAGGTATCGGCGGCGGCGTCATCATGTTCGGTTCGCGTACGAGCAAGATGCGGGTAAGCGAGATGGTAGAGGTCATTGAGGCTATTTACTGGTTTGGCACAGAGCAGAACGTGAAATTCAGCGACGAGTCCCGCCTCGAACTGGAATGGGCGCGTCGGTGGGGAGAGCAGAAGAGGAGTGCAGCATGAGCAGATACACACACCACACGCCTGAGCAGTGCAGTCGTGTTAAGAGGCTTCGCCAGCAGGGGCTGAGCTTTCAAATAATCAGCGAACGCATGGGGTTTTCGCCAAGACAGATTCGCTACATGGACAGCAGGGCCAGATTCATGGAGAGCCGCGCAAGATGACTGACAACGTTAACCATCCATCGCATTACACAACGGGCGGCATTGAGTGTATCGACGCCATGAAGGCCAGCATGACCAGCGAAGCGTTCCTCGGATACCTGAAAGGCAACATCCAGAAGTATCTGTGGCGTTACGAAAAGAAGCTGGCGCCGGCTGAAGACTTGAAGAAAGCGAGATGGTATCTCGACAGACTGATAGCGGAGGTCGAGCCATGCGACAAAGAGTGAGCATCACACAGAAAAGTCTCGATAACCTCATCTTCCAGCCCACGAAACTTTCCCGAAACAAACCCAAGCCAATACCTCCCGCCAGCCAGGTCACATCATACGACCACGGCTACCGGCTGCGTGTTGCTATGTGGAATCGGGTGAGGACGGCGAGATGAGCGAAACAACAGAGCCTCTCTGTGCTGACTGTGGAATCCCGCTGTCACCAGACGAAACCTTTGTCTGCTCTGACTGCTGTGCTTTCTACACGATATTCAGAGACCCGAACTATTACGACATAGGGGGTGACAATGCCAAAGGCGATTAAGCCGCCGAAGCCGAAGAAGTGCCGTATCTGCCCTGAGAAGTTTATCCCCCGTAATTCCCTGCATGTCTGTTGTTCCCCATCATGCGCCTACAAATACGCAACCCAGCAATCTGAACGCAAGAAGAGGCGTGAAGAGGCTGAGCAGCGAAAGGCATGGAACAAGCGCAAATCCGACGTGAAGCCGTTAAGCCACTGGATGAACATGACCCAGCGGGCATTTAACGACTACATCCGGGCGAGGGACGGGAATATCTGCATCAGCTGCGGAAGCACAACGGCAGTCAGCTACCACGCCGGGCACTATCGAACGACGGCAGCAGCATCACAGCTTCGGTTTAATGAGGATAACGTTCACAGCCAGTGTCACGCCTGTAACGTTCACCACTCCGGAAATATCGGTCCATACCGTATCAACCTGATTAGCAAAATCGGCCTTCAGCGCGTCGTAGCGCTCGAATCTGACAACAACCCTCACCGATACACCAGAGAAGAACTGGACGCCATCAGAACGCGTTACAGGGCTTTGCTGCGTGAACTGATTAAGCAAAGAGAGGCTGCATGAGCATCCGGGAACTTAACCTTACGAAAGACCAGCACGACTGGCTGAATAGCTGGCTTGAGTTGTGGGGAAGCTGGGTTTATAGCGGAAGGCTGGAAAAGCGCCAGAGCAGTGTCATAGCGCAGTATATGGCGACCGTTGAGCCGCAATCCTATCCATACAGGCCGATGTGTAACGATGATGACGGACTCTTGATTTCTCAGGTCGTGGATTCCGTCATGTACATCGACAAAAAAGCTTTCGGCATCCTGCTCAGTTACTACGCTCATGGCTCTTCCAAGCGAGCCATTGCATCTTACTATCACAAGGTCGCAACTCCCCGCAAAATGTCAGGACGCGGTGGCGAAAATATCCGCCGGCCGTCACTGGCAACATGCCGAAATGAGGTAGATGAGATACTCAATGCCAGTCTGTATTTAATATACCAACCGTTGCGAAATGCATTTAACGATCGCGATAATGCATCTATCAATCGGAAAATTGCTAAAAAGGCGTTGACATCTTTTAGCCAATTAGCCACTATATGAGGGTAGGCTGCCGTAAGTGTTCCTAGAGACGCTGCGGCAGTTTTTTTACATCCATTCAAAGAGGTCGCCAATGTGCGACCTTTTCTTTTGCGCGCCACGCTCGGCGCGTTACACCACAGAGCCTTTCAGGGGTAAGCCGTAGGGATTAATCTGTATTTAGGTTTGACCTGCTTATTTCGAAGTATAGTAACCTCAGCCGTCGTCAGAACAATGGACGGTACCGGCTTCCGAATCTGGATGCAGGGAAAGCCACTGGCGGCGGCGCCGCTATAGCTTAATCTTTTCTGAATTAAAAAAGCGCCTCTTCAATTCCTAAAGAGGCGCTATAAAGATACACGTTTCAGTTTACCAGATGTTTTAACTCTGGCTTCCTAACCGTAGCAATTGCTTAACGTTTTCTTATGACTAAAAATGCGTTGAGTTCTGTATTTACCTAGCTTTACATTTACATCAGGCTCGCTTCGGCGGGCCTTTTTCTTTTGCGCACGGCGAATCCCTTACCACACTCCTCGTGATCCCTTGTCGTCGATGCGCAATTTTCTTCAGCAGGCTTGCAGGCGGGTAAAAACAGGCGGGTTTCTCAGTTGACATTGAGAAGTTTAACCCGGCTCGCTCAGGTCACAATCTCAACAATTCCTAAAAGCGAGCCTCCACATTTCGGAGGCAGGTATGAAAATTATGGCAGACAAGGTAACGACCAGCGCGGCATATGCCACGTCCGGGGCGACTTTTCTCGCCGGTAGCTTGTCGCTAAACGAATGGCTTGCAGTAGGTGGCTTCATCCTCGCCGTAGCAACGTTCTGTGTGAATGTTTATTTCCAGCGTAAGCGAGACCGTCGGGAAGAGCGCCTGAGCAATGCAAGATGGAGAGTAAGCGATGAGTCAGATAATCCAGACAAACAATCTACTCAACAGGGTTAAAGAGGCCTTCAGATATTCAAATGGAAATTTGATTTGGGCCATACCGAAGAAAGGGACAAGGGGAGTAGGTAGTATTGCAGGTCGGATAAATTCACGAGGATATAGGCAGATAGGGCTGGATAGAAAAATATATATGGCGCATCGGCTAATCTTTCTTTTTCATCACGGATGGCTCCCCGAGCAGATTGACCATATTAATGGTAATTGCAGTGATAATCGCATTGAGAATTTAAGGGCAGCAACCATGGCTCAGAACATGCGAAACAGGGCTATTCAGTCCAATAATACATCTGGCTGCAAGGGCGTGACCTTCAACCAAGTAAAAAAGAAATGGATGGTCAACTGCAGGTTAAATAAGTCGCGTCACTTTTTAGGTTATTACAAAGACAAAGAGCTGGCTGATCTTGTGGCCAAATCATTCCGCGAAAAATACCACGGCGAGTTTTGCAATCACGGGAGCTTTAATCATGTCTAAAATCATTGCCATTTTAGGATATGAGGAAGGCTATAAGGAAAAACCCTACCTTGATTCAGAAAATTATCCCACTGTCGCATGCGGCATTAAAATCGGGCCAAAGGGCGCCAGCCTGAGCAACTACACGTTTACTGTTCCCCGTAAGGTCGGTGATGTATGGCTGCAGTCCTTCGTTGATTCCACCATCAACCAGTGCCGCAGCAATCCGGCCATTTACGCAGCGTTGCAGCAGTGTAATCCGGCGCGGGCGGATATTTTGATTAGCATGGCGTTTAACCTCGGCGTGAGCGGATTAGCAGGCTTCCGAAACACATTGGTTCTCATCTCAAACGGTAATTTCAATGCTGCATCTGCAGAAATGCTAAATAGCCGATGGGCGTCGCAAGTTCCTAATCGAGCAAAGAGGCATGCTGCTGTGATGCGCTCCGGTGATTACGATGCGTACAAGGGGTTGATATGAGCATCCTGATATTTATCTGCGTCGTGGCTGTCATCGTTGTTGCGTTACTGCTCATCCGCAAATACACATCGGTCGAGTTTGTCAGTCATGCCCGGCTGCTGTTTCGGGCATGGTCGGTCTGGCTCAGTGGTATCGGTGCTGCGCTCGGTGTTTACCTCGCTTCGGCGCCTGATGCGATTATCACTGCCTGGAACATGCTTCCACCTGACCTGAAATCAATGCTGCCGGTAAACATCGCGCAGTACGTGAGTTATCTGCTGGTCGCGCTGGGTATCGTTGCTCAGTTTATCCGTCAGAAGCGGCTGAGCGAGAAGAAACAGCAACTGGACAATCAGCCATGAACACTCTCATCAACCTGTTTGCAGGCGGCTGGAATTACATTCTGGCCGGTCTGGCTGTTGTCGCTGCACTGATTGCAACGTACTTCGGCGGCAAGAAGGTCGCAAAGGCTGAAGAGAAGGCCAAGGCTGACGTGGCTGAGGCTATTCGCGTTCAGAATCAGGCAGAGGCAAAGTCAGATGTGGAATCCCACAACATCCAGACCGCTAAAGAGGTTCAGCAGAGTAACGCTGCTCTCAGCGATGACGCTGCTCGCCGTAAGTTGCGTGAATCGAAATACAACACCACAGACTGAATACATCACAGTCGATTCCAGCTGCACAATCTTCAGCCCTATCTATACCCATGGCAAAGACTCAGAGGTTATGGATATCCGCACCGTAAGGGCGATAAACGCCCATAACGAGCTGTGGGACAGAATCTGCAATCAAAAAGGGTAAGCCTCATGTCAGACAAAGAAATCGAGCAGGAAATTCAGGCCAAAGGTAAAACAGCACCACGTATTACGCCAGATCACATTGAGAGTGTCATTGCTTGCGAGCATTACTTCACTGCACAGGATGGCGTTAATAGCGCGTACAGTACGCCTCGCAGTAAGGCGGCTCCCGCGTCCTTGTCCTGCCTGACATTCTGCGTACTGACGCTGGATAATGGATTCACCGTCACCGGCGAAAGCGCCTGCGCCAGCCCTGAAAATTTTGACGCGGAGATCGGGCGCAAGATAGCTCGTGAAAACGCGATTAACAAAGTGTGGATGCTGGAAGGCTACCTGCTGAAACAGCATTTGAGTGAGCAATGACAACCCCCAAGAAGATTCATTGACAGCAACAGAGCAACATCAGCCTCGCTATGCGGGGCTTTTTTTGTATCCGCAGCAAACCCCGCGCCATGCCCGGCGTATTTAACAACACAGAGCCTTTCAGGAATCAGCCTCGGAGATAACCGTTATAAGCGGCGGCTTCTCTGTGGGCGGTTATCTGGGCAACGAGGCTTATTCACTAAAAGGTACACGCAATGAATATCGTTCCATTGAACTACAAAGGCGAAGCGATTCGATTCAATACCGAAGGCTGGGTCAACGTAACAGATGTCGCTGAGCGATTTGGTAAGCGTATCGATAACTGGATGCGCTTGGCTGAAACGCTGGAATACATCCGTGCGTTAGATGAAGTATTAACTGGTGCAGATTCGCAAATTTTACATCCCTCACAATCGAGGTATGTAAAAACAAGCAAAGCAAGAAAGGATCGGGGCGGCGGAACATGGCTGCATCCAAAGCTTTCGGTTGCCTTTGCTCGATGGTGCGATCCTAAATTCTCTGTCTGGTGCGACTTGCACATTGATAGCCTGCTTCGTGGAGAGTTGACTGAGCAACAGAAGTTTGAGCAAGCCTGCCGCATTCGCGATGACCGGAAATCAAAAGCCAGTAACGGGGCAAGAGAGATGGCTCGCTGGCGATGGGATAAGCCAGCTATTGAGGCCAATGTCGAATTCTGGCGTGAACAGCTTCAGTTGACGCTGGACATTGCCAGCTAAGCAGAGTGCATATCTGCACGGCGAGAGCCTCTTTCACAACGGCTTTTATCACAATGCCCGTTTAAACAAGCGGGCATGATGATGACTGCCATCATCTCCTCCTGCGTCTACGGTTAGCACTGCTGTGAAGCAGCGCGACATCGGTTTAATGGAAACGAATATGATAACTATCCCCAATACCCCAATGATTGGGGGTAAGCGTCGAGGCATCTGGACGCCGGGTGCAGTAACAATCGGCAGGGTGAAGGCAGGTTCGCAGAATGTGGTAATCGACCTCACTACCACTCAGCTTGATAGCCGCCTGACTTATACCGGTCCCGCCCACAGCTATCTCGGTTCTGACGAAAAGCTCAGCACCTCAGCAGAGAATGAATGGCCGATTGAATATGTGAATGGCGTAGCGGTTGGTCGCCACGAGCCAGAACCAGCGGCAACAAACCTGTTTGGCTCTATCATGCTGGAGAATATGACCAGCCTGCCTGGTTCTGACGGATTTACAGAATATCGTGAGTCTGGTTCCGGATCTGTATTTCACCGGACTCAATTTCGGACGTCAGGCGCTCTGTCAGGGAATATTACTTACTCTCTGATGCTCATGCACAGGGGGCGCAATAATCTGGCGTTTCGTGCCGGCTTCTTGGGTAATACATTTCAAAACATCGGAATCAACAACCGGCAGGTTGGTTATGTAGGAAGCGGCTACGTTTCTGCTTCAACAACAATCGTGTCGGATGAGGCGTTTATATTCCGAGCTGCATTCCCGTACTTCGGAGCTAATAACGGGTTATTGACATCGCCCACATCCGTGACGGATGACTCTGTGCCGACTGGAATCACTGATACAGCGGTAGGGTTCAGTGCTGCTTATCCACAAATTGAAGCAGGCACGCTGGCAACATCACCGATTATCTCTGCGGCAGGCGTGCAGGGAAAGCGTGCCGCATCTTCCGTGACAGTGCAGACGGCTGGCTTCTCTTCGCTGCTTATTCATTTCAGTGATGGCACAAGCTCCACGCATCAGATAACCGGCGACACATTCACCCTGCCAGTTGCAGCAAAGAACTGGGGCGAACGCTACATTCAACGGATTGAGATGAGGAAATAACATGGCTACTGAATCAGTAACCCTGAATGACGATGAGTTCGTGCAAATTACTGACGGCACCAATAACGCTTATGTATCCGTCGTAAGTTGGCCTGGTTACTCAGAGATATGCTGGGCAGACTCACCATCCAAGCCAGCAATGAATGCTCCTGCTCATGACGAAACCAGCAAGATAGTATTCAGCGCACCTCTGGTTATCTGGGCTAAGGCGAAGCGAGGCAGTGCTTTGATATCTGTTACTCGCTGGAGTTCCTGATGCCATCAGCCATCCCTCGCGCATGCCGAAAGCTCGGTTGCCGCAAGACAACGACAGACCGCTCAGGGTACTGCGATGACCACCGTAATGAAGGCTGGCAACAACATCAGCGCGGGCAGAGCCGACACCAGCGCGGCTATGGCAGTAAGTGGGATGTTATTCGCGCGCGCATCCTGAAACGTGATCGTCACATCTGTCAGGAATGCTTAGCGAGCGGCAGGCCCGTACCAGCATCCACCGTTGACCATATCAAACCCAAAGCACATGGCGGTACAGACGACGACAGCAATTTAAGAAGTCTTTGTTGGCCATGCCATAAAGCGAAGACGGCGAAGGAGAGAATCAAGTGAAGCATAAGAAAGTACAGCTCGCTCATATCTATCGTGGTGCAGCCTTCCTGGGTTATGGCATTGCTGTTGATGGGGCGCTTCTGAGCCAGCAGCTCAGCACCAAGATCGATACTGATGCGGCCAGCATCCCGGCCATCACAGCTGTATTCAATCTGGATGCAGAAATGAACGAGAATCCGGTGAAAATAGATTTAAATGAGAATGACTATCGTTTGAATGCATGACCTCACCATTTTGGTGCAAATTTATGCAAATGATAGCCATTATCATCAAGAATTAGCTGAGAGGGGAGGGTGGGGTCAGAGTTCACAGCTATCGCCCTAAAGGACCGCCGCCTAAGTTTTTCTCGCATCGCCGCAGGTTAGAAACCTTTTTTATGGGTACCCCCAAAGTACCCTTTCAGTGGAGTTTTCCCCATGTCAGGACCACCGAAAACCCCGTCACACCTGGTTTTGGTGAGGGGGAACCCATCCAAGCGCCCGATTAACCAGAACGAGCCGAAGCCGGAGAAAGGGATACCCAATACTCCGAAGCATCTCGACAAAATGGGCAAATACTGGTTTCAGCAGATAGCTCAGGAGCTGGACAACATCGGCGTGCTGACGCAGCTCGATGCAAAAGCGCTGGAACTGCTGATCGAGGCCTATACCGAATACCGCCGTCACTGCGAAGCACTGGATACGGAAGGTTATACGTACCGGGTGGAGACACAAACCGGCGACGTGATGATAAAAGCGCATCCAGCCGCGGCTATGAAGGCTGACGCCTGGAAGCGTATCCGTGCCATGCTGGCTGAGTTCGGTATGACACCGGCCTCGCGCAGTAAGGTTAATGCTGGCGGGCCTGATAAAGTCGACCCGCTTGAAGAATTCCTGAAAGCGAGGGACTGATGGCTAAGGTTGCAGACGGAATCCGCTACGCCGAGCGCGTAATGAGTGGGGAAATCGTCGCGTGCAAATATGTTAAGCAGGCCTGCGCCCGGTTCCTTGATGACCTCCAGACCGGCGAGCAGCGTAACGTTTTCTTCAGCGAAAGCCGCGCTCAGCACATCCTCAATTTCTATAAATTTGTGCCGCACGTTAAAGGCGATCTGGCTGGTAAGCCGATTGACCTGATGGACTGGCATATCTTCATCCTGATTAACATCTTCGGCTTCGTGGTTCCTCAGATAAACGAACTGACAGGCGAGCAGGTGCTTAACAACAGCGGTAAGCCGGTGATGGTGCGCCGCTTCCGTACTGCCTACAACGAGGTGGCACGTAAAAATGCCAAATCCACGCTTTCCTCCGGTATCGGCCTGTATATGGCTGGCGCGGATGGAGAAGGCGGGGCAGAGGTTTACTCAGCGGCAACCACTCGCGATCAGGCGCGTATCGTGTTCAACGATGCCGTAAATATGATTAAGCAGTCACGCGCCGCGCTGGGCAGGCTGTTTGACTACAACAAGCTGGCGATCTTCCAGGAGCGCACGGCCTCCAAGTTTGAGCCGCTTTCCAGCGACGCCAACAACCTTGATGGCCTGAATATCCACTGTGCGATCGTCGATGAGCTTCACGCGCACCGTACCCGCGATGTGTGGGACGTTCTGGAAACAGCAACGGGTGCCCGGTCGCAGTCTCTGCTGTTTGCCATTACCACCGCAGGCTTTAACCGCGAGGGTATTTGCTACGAGTTGCGCGACTATGCGGTGAAGGTGCTAAGCGGCGTGGTAGAGGATGACACTTTCTTCGGGATTATCTTCACATTGGATGAAGGTGATGAGCCGTTCGACGAGAGGGTATGGCAGAAAGCTAATCCGGGGCTGGGTATCTGTAAACGCTGGGATGACCTTCGCCGGCTGTCGAAAAAGGCGCAGGAGCAGGTTTCCGCCCGCAATAACTTCTTCACTAAACACCTCAATATCTGGGTCAGTGCTGAATCGGCCTGGATGGATATGATGAAGTGGGAGGCCTGCGAGCCGCTGGCACCGGCGCATGAGCTGAAAACATACCCAATGTGGGTCGGTGTCGACCTGGCAAACAAAATCGATATCTGCGCAGCGGTCAAAGTCTGGCGTGCGCCTGCCGGCCATGTCCATGCGGATTTCAAATTCTGGCTGCCGGAAGGGCGGCTGGAGCGTTGTTCGCGGCAGATGGCTGAGTTGTACCAGAAATGGAGCGACAGCGGGCATCTGACACTGACGGATGGCGACGTGGTAGATCACGCTGTTATCAAAGAAGACCTTCTGGAGTGGATTGCCGGTGAAAACCTGCGTGAAATTGGTTTTGACCCGTGGGGCGCAACCCAATTCAGCCTGTCTCTGGCTGAGGAGGGTGTACCTATGGTCGAGGTAGCGCAGACGGTTCGAAATCTGTCTGAGGCCATGAAGGAAACTGAGGCGCTGGCTTACGCCGGGCGCCTGCATCATAACAATCACCCGGTAATGACCTGGATGATGAGCAACGTCACCGCAAAGGTGGATAAAAACGACAACATCTTCCCCAACAAATCGACGCCAGAGGCAAAAATAGACGGCCCGGTCGCCATGTTTACCGGACTCAGCCGTCTGATCCTCAACGGCGGAGAAGAGCCGCAGGACTTAAGCGGCTTCTTTGATAATCCGATAATGGTAGGTTTCTGATGAAAGAGAACAAACAGCCCGGCAGGGTGAAAAGCGCGCTGCTGAACTGGCTGGGCGTACCGATCGGACTGACGACGGGAACCTTCTGGCAGGAATGGATGGGAATGAGCAGTAGCGGAAAGGTGGTATCGGCTGATAAAGCGATCCACCTTTCTGCCGTCTGGGCCTGTGTCAGGCTGCTGAGTGAGTCTGTATCCACGCTGCCGCTAAAGATTTACGCACGGCAGCCGGACGGATCACGCAAGCCCGCCACTGACCATCCGGCATACCAGGTTCTTTGCCGCCGGCCAAACCTTGAAATGACGCCATCCCGCTTCATGCTGATGCTGGTCGCCAGTATCTGCCTGCGCGGTAATGCCTTTGTCGAAAAGAAGATGATCGGTAATCGCCTGGTGGCACTGGTTCCACTGTTGCCTCAGAACATGGTGGTTAAGAGGCTGGATAACGGCAGTCTGGAATACACCTATACCGAAGTGGCAACGCAACGCACCATTCCAGTCAAAAACATTATGCACATCCGCGGCTTCGGCCTGGATGGCATCTGCGGCATGATGCCGATGATGGCCGGGCGCGATGTGATCGGTTCGGCTATGGCGGTCGAAGAATCGGCAGCGAAGATTTTTGAAAACGGGCTGCAAAGCTCGGGCTTTCTCTCTGCAGAGCAGGCCCTGGATAAAGATCAGCGTGAGCGGCTGCGCAGCTACATGCAGGCGTTCACCGGTTCGCGAAATGCCGGAAAGATTATGGTGCTGGAAGGCGGGCTGAAGTACCAGAACGTCACCATGAACCCCGAAGCGGCTCAGATGCTGGAGTCCCGCGCGTTCAGCATTGAGGAGATATGCCGCTGGTTTCGCGTGCCGCCGTTTATGGTTGGCCATGCTGATAAACAGAGTAGCTGGGCGTCGAGCGTTGAGGGCATGAACCTGCAGTTCCTGACAAACACGCTGCGTCCGTTGCTGGTAAACATCGAGCAGGAGATTTCCCGCTGCCTGCTGGATGGTGATGATGACCTGTTTGCTGAATTCTCCGTTGAAGGGTTGCTTCGTGCTGACAGTGCCGGACGGGCCGCTTACTACACCACGGCGCTTCAGAACGGCTGGATGTCCCGCAATGATGTCCGGCGTCTGGAGAACATGCCGCCGATTGAAGGCGGTGAGCTTTATACCGTTCAGCTGAACCTGACGCCGCTGGAAGACCTGAAGCAGAACAGCAAGGCAGCACAGGCCGCACAGATGCGTAAGCTGCACAGCTACCTTTTCCCTGACGTACCTTTCGAGCAATCCCCGCTGAAACAGGCGGCTTAGGAGCTATCCCCATGACACTGAAAAGCCTTCCGGAAGCACCGGCGGGGCGGCCTTCTGCACTCTCAAAACGGGATTTGCCGTCCGCCACCATGGAGCGCTGGAACGGCGGCATCAAAGCCGCAAACACTGATGAAAACAGCATCTCCATTTTTGACGTTATCGGTGCCGATTACTGGGGTGAAGGCGTAACGGCCAGTCGTATCGCCGGTGCGCTCCGCTCGATGAATGGCGCTGACGTGACGGTGAATATCAACTCGCCGGGCGGCGACATGTTTGAAGGCCTGGCCATCTACAACCTTTTGCGCGAGTACAAAGGCAAAGTCACCGTGAAGGTGCTGGGGCTGGCAGCATCTGCTGCCTCCATCATTGCCATGGCCGGAGACGACGTGCAAATCGGACGTGGTGCCTTCCTGATGATTCATAACTGTTGGGTCTATGCGATGGGCAACCGTCATGACCTGGCGCAAATCGCCGCAGACATGGAGCCTTTCGATAAAGCGATGGGTGACATCTACTCTGCGCGAACGGGACTCAGTAAGGAAGAGGTGGCCACGATGATGGATGGCGAAACCTATATCGGCGGCAGTGATGCGGTTGATAAAGGTTTTGCCGATCGCCTGCTTTCCGCTGATGAAATTTCTGATGACGACGACAGTCCGGCGGCAGCATTGCGCAAGCTCGACGCGTTGCTGGCGAAAGCGGACACCCCGCGTTCTGAGCGTCGCAAACTTCTGAAAGCTTTAACCGGTAGCAAGCCAGGCGCTGCTGCCGATCATGATGGTACGCCGGGCGCTACCGAAGAAATCAACCCTGAAAATATTGCACAACTTGAAAGCGCCCTGGCGGCGTTCGGCAAATAAGGAAAAACCATGTCTGAAGTTAACGATTTACTGAAAAAAGTCTCCGCTAAGCTGGAAGAAGTATCCGGCACCTTCAGCCAGAAGGCCGAGGATGCGCTGAAAGAGGCTAAAAACTCCGGCCAGCTGTCTGCGCAGACCAAAGAAGCGGTGGATAAGATCGCTACCGAGTTCAACGCCCTGACTGAAGCCAATAAGTCTCTGAAAGCGTCTCTGGGCGAACTGGAGCAGCACGTTGCCAGCATGCCGCTGAACAACGCTAAAAAAGTTGTTGAGACAGTGGGTCAGGTGGTTATCAGTAACGAAGCGCTGAAAGCGTTTGCTGCCAGCGTTGAAGGTGGCAAGCGCGTCAGCGTGCCGGTTAACGCCGCGCTGCTCTCAACCGATGTGGCTGATGGCGTGGTTGAGCCGCAGCGCCTGCCGGGTATTGATACAGCACCGAAACAGCGACTGTTTATCCGTGATCTGATCGCGCCGGGCCGAACCGCGTCGCCGGCTATCTTCTGGGTACAGCAGACCGGCTTCACCAACGCGGCGAAAGTCGTGCCGGAAGGTACAGCCAAGCCGTACAGCAACATTGAGTTCGCGACCAAAATCACGCCGGTTACCACTATCGCGCACATGTTCAAGGCATCCAAACAGATCCTGGACGACTTCGCGCAGCTGCAGTCCACGGTGGATGCTGAAATGCGCTACGGCCTGAAGTACGTCGAAGAGCAGGAGATTCTGTTCGGTGACGGCACCGGCGCGCACCTGCACGGTATTGTTCCTCAGGCGACCGCCTTCGACGCCGCGTTCACCGTTGAGCAACAGAACGGCATCGACGATTTGCGTCTGGCCATGCTGCAGGCGCAGCTGGCTCGCTTCCCGGCGTCCGGACACGTTCTGCACTTCATCGACTGGGCGAAGATCGAGCTGACCAAAGACACGTTGGGACGCTACATCCTGGCGAACCCGTCCGCGCTGACCGGCCCGACGCTGTGGGGACTGCCGGTTGTGGCCACCGAGGCCGCCGCGTTCCAGGGCAAGTTCCTGACCGGCGCCTTTAATGCCGCCGCGCAGCTGTTCGACCGTGAAGACGCCAACGTGGTTATCTCCACCGAGAACGCCGATGACTTCGAGAAAAACATGATCTCGATTCGCTGCGAAGAGCGCCTGGCTCTGGCCGTTAAGCGCCCTGAAGCGTTTATTTACGGCTCCTTCACCGCACCGGCTCCCGCCGCTGGCGCGTAATTCCTGACGGCGGCCTGCGGGCCGCCCATCCAATGAGGAAACAGCCATGAAACTACGATCCATCAAACCGATTTACCACAAAGGCGAAGTGCTGACCGAAGGTACGGAATTCGAAACGCTGGAGCAGCACGGGCGCGAGCTTATTCAGCGTGGTTACGCCGAAGAGTCCAGCGCGAAAAAAGAGTCCGGCGACGAAGGCAGCGCCAAAGGCAAGGCGAAAGCAAAATAAGGGGTTTTTATGCTGACCGTTGAGCAGGTGAAGCTGCACTGCAACATCGAGCAGGACTTTACCGAGGATGATGCCTGGCTGGCGGCCCGCATAAAGGCGGCAGTGCGGTACGTGGAAAACTCTACCCGCCGCACGCTTTACGAAGATGCCGCCGATCCTCTTTATCTGGCCGATCCGGACGCGCTGCTGTACGGCGAGGACATTGAAACCGCCATGCTGATGCTGATTGCGCACTGGTATGCAAACCGCGAGGCGGTGGTGACCGGCGTCAGCGTGGCCACGCCGGATTTCGCGGTTGAAGCGTTCCTTCAGCCCTACCGGATTTATGGCGTATGAGGGCGGGACCGATGCGTTACCGGGTGACGCTGCAAAAACCCGCCAGCGGCCGCCTGCCGTCCGGCCAGCCCGCTACCGGCTGGGAAAATGTGGCAAGCTGCCGGGCTTCCATAGCCGACGTGTCCGGGCGTGAGCTGCTGAACGCCGGCGCCGAGCTGTCCGGCACGACTACCCGCATCTGGATCCGCAACAATCTGCGCGAGGCTATCTCAACCGGCTGGCGCGTGGTGCACAATCCGCCGACCGGCGCCGGTGAGGTCTACGACATCAAATCAGCCATCACCGCCGAGAACGGTACCCGGCTGGAGCTGCTTTGTGAGAAGGGAGTGAAAAAGTGATTGATACACTTCTGGATTTCTCCGGCCTGACGGATATCGCCAGAGACCTGGAAACGCTCAGCCGGGCGGAAAATAACAAGGTGCTGCGTGACGCCACGCGCGCCGGCGCCGGTGTGCTGCGTGATGAAGTTATCGCCAGAGCGCCCGTACAGACCGGAAAGCTGAAAAAAAACGTCGTTGTGATGACGCAGAAAGCGCGGCGCCGGGGGGAAATCTCTTCCGGCGTGCACATCCGGGGCGTGAATCCCAACACCGGCAACAGTGATAACACCATGAAGGCCAGTAACCCGCGTAACGCCTTCTACTGGCGGTTTGTGGAAATGGGCACCTCAAAGATGGCGGCGCATCCTTTTGTGCGTCCGGCTTTCGACGTCAGGCAGGAAGAAGCCTCTCGCGTGGCGCTGACGCGGATGAATCAGGCCATTGATGAGGTGTTGTCAAAATGACGGAGGCTGATATTTACCCCCTGATTGGCAGCCTGGCGGGCGGGAACGTATTTCCTTACGTTGCTCCTTCCGGCACCGCCGCGCCGTGGGTGGTTTTCCTGTTGCCCACGTCCGTATCCGGCGACGTGTTCTGCGGCCAGGCCGAAACGTCCAGCACGCTGCAAATTGATGCCTGGGCGCAATCCGTTGATGAAGCGCGCGCGATCCGCAGCCAGATCCGCGAGGCGATCGCGCCGCTCAACCCCGTCTCGCTTAATGAACTAAACGACTACGAGCCCGACACGTCGCTTTACCGCGCCACGCTTGAAGTTCAAATCTGGGATTAACCCCGAACAGGCCGCCTCCGGGCGGCTTTTTACTATCCGGAGATAACCATGTCCTCAAAGTATGAAAAAACGCAGGGAACGAAAATCAACGTTTCCGCCGATGCGGCCACGGAAGCCAACCCGACCGGCGCCACCTGGCAGAGTATCAACTGCTCCACCAAGGAGCTGAGCTACACCGGCGGGCAGAAGTCCGATATCGAAACCACCACGCTGTGCTCCACCGAGCAGGAGATGACGAACGGCCTGGCCGCGCCCGGCGAGGTAACGCTGTCCGGTAACTGGTCAGCGGATGAGGTCGGGCAGAGCACGCTGCGCACCGCCTATGAAACCGATGCGGTACACGCGTTTCAGGTGATCTTCCCGTCAGGTAATGGCTATGCCTTCCTGGCTGAAGTGCGCCAGAACAGCTGGAGCCTGTCCACTGCGGGCGTGGTTACCGCGTCATTTACCCTGCGTGTTAAAGGCAAACCGGTAGCGATCGTCCCGGCACCGGCCGCAGCATAAAAACGGCGGCTCAGGCCGCTTTCTACCGCATCAGTCAGAGAGTAAGAAGATGGCAAAGAAGGCATCAACCAACCCTTTACGCGCGCTGGCGCTGGCGCCTATGGCCGGGTTTCGCAGCAAGGTTATCACCGTCCCTGAATGGGAAAACATCAGCGTAAAACTGCGCGAGCCGTCAGGTCAGGCCTGGCTGGAATGGCAGCAGATCATTAATCCCAACCCGGAAGGCGAGCCGGAAACGCTGACCGCCGCCGAGCGCGCGCTGCGCAACAAAAGCGCCGACGTGGTGCTGTTTATCGACGTGCTGCTTGATGAAGAAGATATGCCGGTGTTTACCGCCGAAGACAAGCCGCTCATTGAAAATATCTATGGCCCGGTACATGCCCGGCTGCTTAAGCAGGCACTTGACCTGAGCACGTCACAGGCGGCCGCAGAGGCAAAGTAAAAGAGCCCGGCACTTTCTTTCTGATGACGCTGGCGCTGCGGCTGGGGCGTACCCTCCATGAGCTGAAAGAGACGCTGACCGCCAGCGAACTCCGGATGTGGATTGAATACGACAGGGTTAACCCCATCAGCGACCGGCGCGGCGACATTCAGGCCGCCCAGGTCGCCACCGCCGTTCTTAACTCGCAGGGTGCGAAGGTCAAAATGGAAGATGTTCTGCTCCAGTGGCGTGAGCCCGATCCGGTTGAGAAAAGTGACGGGCTTGAAGATTTCTTTGCTGCGCTGTCCGGTTAGCGCAACACAAACAGGGTGATTTATGGCTACGCTGCGCGAACTTATTATCAAGATTTCGGCAAATTCCAGCTCGTTTCAGTCCGAGATTGCGCGCGCGTCGCGGATGGGCTCTGATTACTATAAAACCATGGAGCAGGGCGGGCGCCGGGCGGCGGCTGCCACGCGTGAGACACAGCGATCGCTGGGGGAGCTTAACTCTCAGCTGGCGTCCGTCCGCTCTACCGCTACCGGTATGGCGGGCGCATTCGCTGGCGCCTTTGCTACCAGTCAGCTGATCCATTATGCGGACACGTGGAACCAGCTCAGCGGCCGCCTGCGGCTGGCATCGACTTCAGCGGATGATTTTGCAAATTCACAGCAAACGCTGATGACCATCAGTCAGCGCACCGGCACCTCGTTTGAAGCCAACGCCAACCTTTACAGCCGTATTGCCTCCTCCCTGCGCGATGCGGGCTATGCCTCTGCTGACGTGGCGAAAGTCACAGAAACCGTGGCGACCTCGCTAAAGCTTTCGGGCGCAAGCACGGAAGAGGCCAGTTCGGTCATTACTCAGCTCAGCCAGGCGCTGGGATCAGGCGTACTGCGTGGGGAAGAATTTAATGCCATTATGGAAAGCGGCGGACGGCTGGCTAAGTTTCTGGCCGACAGCTTGCACACCTCCATTGGTGGCCTGCGTAACATGGCCAACAACGGCGAACTGACCACCGATAAAATTGTGCCGCTGCTGACCAACGTTGAGCAGCTGCGTAAGGAGTTCGACACGCTTCCGGCCTCCATCAGCGGATCGGCTCAGAAGGTGGAAAACGCCTTTATGCAGTGGGTCGGTGGCGCTAACAATGCCGTGGGCGCGTCATCATCGCTGTCAGGCGTGCTGGATGGCCTGGCGAAAAACATTGATACCGTTGCCAATGTGGCAGGCGCGCTGGTCGGCCTGGGCGTGGCCAGATATTTCGGAAACATGGTTTCCAGCGTTACCACGGCGACCGCTTCAGTTATCTCCAATACGGCCGCCGAGGTTGCGCTGGCAGAAGCGCAGGTTCGCGGCACGCAGGTAAGCGTTGCCACGGCGAGGCAGGCTGTTTACCGCGCTCAACAGGCAAGGGCGGCGGCATCAGGCATAGAGGCGCAGATTGCGGCAGAACGTCAGCTGACGGCCGCCCAGGCCGGGCTTAACGCGTCCATTGCCAGCAGGAGTGCGGCAGCCGGACGCCTGACAGAAACGGCATCAGTGATGTCACGGCTTGGCGGCGGCGTACTGGGGATCCTTGGCGGCTGGCCTGGCGTCATCATCGCCGCAGGCACCGCGCTCTACGGCGTATCTCAGCACATGGAGCAGGTGCATAACGAGGCCGTGGGTTTCGCTGACAGCCTTGATGCCATTAACGGCAAGCTGCAAAAAATGTCGGTAGCCGGCCTGCGATCAACCTCTGCCGACGCGCGTGGCTCGCTGGATGCGCAGAAAAAAGACCTGGCTGATATCGACGAGAAAATTCGGCAAACCCGTGACAGCCTCGCCGCCATGCAAAACATGGAAAAGCAGTACGACGAGCATCCCTGGCTGGCCCGTATTAACAACCTCATGACTGTTGAGGAGCTTACTCAAAGGCAGCAGGATGCTACCGATCAGCTCAATAAACTTGAATATCAGCGTGAACAGGCAGCGTCTAAGGTCGCAGCTACCCAAAAGCTGGTAAATGACGCGAGCGAGCTGGCGACACAGAAGGCTGTAGAACAGGCCGGGGCTGTTTCAATCCTGAAAGGTGCCTATGACCTTTTAAACCGCTCGATGTCAGCCACAGCAGGTGCCAGGCCCCCACAGTATGCTGGTCCGGTTGTTAATGTTGCCAGCGCTACTCCCCAGCAGCAGACCGCACTGGAGAAAGCCCGCCGCGATAACGAGCTGGCCAGCTTATCTGGCCTTCAGAAGCTACATCGGCAATATGAGTATGAAGCAGAAGACCTGAAGCTTACCGGCGCGCTGTATACGCAGTACGTTTATAACAAAGACCAGGCGGCAAAGAAGGATGCCGAATCTGCCCAGGCTAAGAAGGACGATACAGCCGCAACTAACGCCCAGAAGAAAGCAGCACGTGAAGCAGCACAGACGGCAGAGCAGTACTCTCGTAAGATTGCCGATCTAAGTGTTGCCACGGAGGTTCAGCGCGTCAGAGCTACTCAGGGGGAAAAAGCCGCTGACCTTTATGCCGCTTCACATGAAAACGGGACAAAGTGGAGCGACGAGCAGCGCAAATCTATAGAGGCGGGTGCGGTTGCTCTGGCCAAATGGACGCAAAAAGCAGATGAAGCAGTGCGCAAGCAGCGCGAAATGGCTGATGCACTAAAAGACCTGAGAGATGCTACTAGAAAATATCAGGATGATGCCACGTTAATGACGGAAACCGCCGGTATGGGCGATCGGCAGCGTGACAGATTCAACGAGCAGCAGCAGGTCGAGCGTGTTTTTGATAAAACTGACAAGGGCGCAGAAGCCATTGCCGCGCGCAATGCGGCACTGGATGCGCTGGATAAAAAGTACCAGGCAACTGCTGCCGCAGAATCCAGCTGGCTGAACGGCGTTTCCCGCGGCTATGAAAACTGGCTCGAAAGCGCCAGCAATATCTCCGGCACGGTTTCGCAGGGCATCACCTCCACAATGGACAGCGCGCTGGATAACATGGCCGCCGGGCTTGCAGGAAGCAAAGCAGACTGGAAAAGCTGGGGCTTATCTGTCCTGCAGATGATTTCCAAAGTGGCTTTACAGATGGCGATTGTAAATTCGCTTCAGGCAGCTGGCGGCTCCGCGCTGTCTGGTATCTTTGGCGGGCTTGCAAGCGGTATCGGCGGCGCAGCTACCGGAGCGGCCGGGGCGACAGGAGGTACAGGAGCTTTGGGAATGTCTACCAGCTTCAGTGCCTATGACGGCGGCGGCTTTACCGGCGCTGGCGGAAAATACGATCCGGCCGGTATTGTGCACCGTGGGGAATTCGTCTTCACCAAAGAAGCCACTGACCGGATTGGCGTGTCCAACCTGTACAGCATGATGAAAGGCTATGCCAGCGGGGGTGTGGTAGGCGGTGCGGGGGGTATTAGCGCTTTTACCTCCAACGTAAATGTGGATTCCGGCAACGGGATGGGAGGAATTCAGGTTAACGCACCTGTGACGATTATGCAGGATGCTGGCACTGGAAGCGTTAGTAATGCCAACACGGCCGCCACGGCAAAACAGTTGCAAGCCATTGTTCAGACCACTGTTACCGACAGGCTGAGGAAAGAAATGTCGCCCGGCGGACTCCTTTATAGGGGATAATATAAATTAAAAATTGGTGCTAATATTGAGTCATCTTACTACGGGAGGTGTTAATGGATGGCGGCGGTTTTGTATGGTATTTGATAGGATTGGTGGTAGGGATAGTAATTTGGTACTTCGTTAACAGAGCCAGCGTGCGAGCCAACAGGCAAATCGAACTTCTGGAATCTATCGATAATAAGTTATCAAAAATCATTGATCCTGCGCATGATATGACTGGCGGTAAAGATAAGTCGGCTGAGGGGTATCTTGCCGAGGCCAGAAAAAAAGCAGGCCTTAACGACTAACCACCTTCGGGTGGTTTTTTATTGTCTGGAGAAAATATGGCAATCGACACATTTACCTGGTGTCCGCAGGTGCAGGCCAGCGAGCAGCTGGCGGTTGCGACACTTCAGGCTCAGTTTGGTGACGGATATAAACAGGTAGCCAGCGCAGGGATAAACACGGCGGTGGAAGTATGGGCGCTGTCCTGCAACGGCAATAAAGCCGACATGCTGGCGCTTCGGACGTTCCTGAAATCGCATGTGTTGGCTTCGTTCTGGTGGACTAACCCCTGGGGCGAAAAACATCTCTACCGGGTGAAGCCTGACTCCATTAATCCTAAATTCATCAACGGTAACTTTGCCGAAATTGCTTTCACATTTGAACAGGCCTTTGCGCCTTAACTCCTCTCTCCGGCAACTGGGTCGCTCATGCGGCCTTTTTTTATGGGCTGAATATGAGTTTTACACAGGACATACAGCAACTCGAGCCAGGCCAGCTTATCCAGCTTCTGGAGGTGGACGGCACCGCTTTTGGCATGGATAACGTTTTACGCTTCCATTCACATAATATCCCATCTGAGGGCTGGGCTTCATTCGCAGCGGATAATCTACCGTCGATAATCTGGCAGGGAAAAGAGTACGAGCCTTACCCTTATGAGCTGAAAGGGCTGGAGCTTTCCAGTACAGGCTCTCAGCCCACACCGACACTTTCGGTAGGCAACGTTGGCAACTACGTAACGGCGCTGTGCCTGCAATATGACGACCTGGTTAAAGCGAAAGTAAAGGTTCACACCACGCTGGCTAAATATCTGGACGCGGCGAACTGGACGACCGGAAACCCCAATGCACAGCCGACAGAGGAGCGCGTTCAGCTCTTCTATGTGAACGCCAAAACTACCGAAACGCGGTCACAAGTAGATTTCGAGCTGTGTTCCCCCTTTGATGTGCAGAGTCTTCAGTTACCTTCAAGGCAGATTACACCAGTCTGTACCTGGTGCATGCGTGGCTGGTACCGAACGGGAACGGGCTGTGACTACAACGGTAACCGCTATTTCCTGAAAGATGGCACGCCAACCGACAACCCGGCGCTGGACGTGTGCGGTGGTCGCCTCACCGATTGCAAATTGCGTTTCGGTGCCGATCAGCCACTGCCGTTTGGCGGCTTCGCCGCGGCAAACCTTCAGGGCAAATAATCATGCGTAAAAAGATAATGACCGCGATAAGCGCGCATGTTGAAGCGGAATATCCGAAAGAAGCATGCGGAGTCGTAGTGCAGACTGGCAGGGCGCAGAAGTACGTACCTTGCCGGAACATCTCCGACACACCAACCGAAAGCTTCACCATGGCGCCGGAAGATTACGCTGCTGCGGAGGCTCAGGGTGAGGTGCTGATGATTATCCACTCCCATCCGGACGTAGTTCATCTCATCCCATCCGAGGTTGACCGTATTCAGTGCGATCACTCCGGCGTGGAGTGGGGGATTATGTCGTGGCCTGACGGCGATTTCTGCACTCTCTCCCCACGTGGTGACCGGGAGCTGGCCGGGCGGCAGTGGGTGCTGGGTCACGCTGACTGCTGGACACTCATCATGGACTATTACCGGCAGGAACACGGTATTGAGCTGAACAACTGGTCTGTCGATTACGAGTGGTGGAAAGACGGTAAAGAAAACCGCTACGACGATAACTGGAAGGCGGAGGGGTTCATTGAGGTTCCGGCTTCAGAAATGCGCGAAGGTGACATGATTATGATGCGGCTGCAGTCGCAGGTCACCAACCACGCCGCCATATATCTTGGCGACAACATCATTCTGCACCACGCCTTCGGCAACCTGTCGGCGCGGGTGCCCTATGGCAAATACTACCGGGATCGGACGGTGCGCGTCGTGCGCAGAAAGGAGTTGATGGATGCTTAAAACACTGACGCTCGGCGGCGCGGCGGGCAAGAAGTTTGGCAAAACGCACCGGTACCACGTTGCCGACCTGCGCGAGATGCTGCGCGCCATGTGCGCCACCGTACCGGGATTCAAAAAGTATATGTCGAACGCGCACCTCAATGGCGTGCGCTTCACGTTCTGGTGCGGTAGCAACAATATCGGCCTGGCGGAATTTGATATGTCGGGCGGCGCGGAAGAGTACCGTATGATGCCGGTGATTGAAGGACGCAAAAGCGGCGGCGCGCTGCAAATTGTGGTCGGCGCGGTGGCGCTGGTCGCGGCGTTCTTTACCGCCGGTGCTTCTCTTGGCGCATGGGGCGCAACGATGGGGCTGGCAACCGGCGCCGCGGCGGCAACGGGTGGAACTGCGCTGGCGGTAACAGCCCTGACCGGAATGGGCCTGTCGATGATGCTGGGTGGCGTAGTGAGCATGCTTACGCCGCAGCCCAAATACAACATCGGCTCGGCTTCCAGCACCGATAACCAGCCGAACTACGCTTTTGGCGCCCCGGTTAACACGGTGGCGATGGGTTACCCGGTTCCGCTTCTTTACGGGCAGCGGGAAATTGGTGGCGCCATTATCAGTGCCGGCATCTTTTCCAGCGACCAGCAATAAATGACATCAGGTTCAGGCCACCTTCGGGTGGCTTTTTTTATGGGTGAATTATGCAGCTTATTCAGGGTGCGACGCTTATTCAGGGCAGTAAGGGTGGGGGCGGAAGCGCTCACACGCCGGTAGAAGAGCCGGATGATTTGCTTTCGGTGGCAAAGCTCAAGATGTTGCTCGCCATCTCTGAGGGTGAAATTCAGGGTGAGCTGACGGCACAGCAGATATATCTCAACGATACACCGCTGGCTAACGATGACGGGTCATACAATTTCACCGGTGTTAAGTGGGAATTCCGTACCGGCACGCAGGACCAGGCCTATATTCAGGGGATGCCCGAAATTGATAACGAGTTAAGCATTGGCGTGCAGGTTAAGGCTGCATCGCCGTGGGTGCGCCAGTTTACCGACCTGAACCTTGATGCGGTGCGCGTGAAGCTGAGCCTTCCGGTGCAGTATGCCTATAAAGATAATGGCGACATGGTGGGGACGGTTACGCGTTATGCCATCGACCTGTCGGCGGATGGCGGCGCATGGAAGACAGTTGTTAACGGTACTTTTGACGGAAAAACCACCTCGGAGTACCAGCGCGACCATCGCATTGACTTACCGACCGCGAGCAGCGGCTGGTCGGTCCGCGTGCGCCGCATTACTCCTGACTCTACCTCAAGTAAGCTGGTTAACGCGTTCAGTGTTTTTTCTGTGGCTGAAGTTATCGACAGCAAGATGCGTTATCCCAATACTGCACTCCTGTATGTTGAACTCGATTCCAGCCAGTTTAACGGCAGCGTGCCGAAAACGACCTGCAAGCCAAAAGGGAAGGTGGTTCGCGTCCCGACCACCTATGATCCTGTAACCCGCACTTATAACGGGACATGGACGGGTGACTTCAAACTGGCTTATACCAATAATCCGGCGTGGATTTTCTACGACCTGGTGCTGGATGAGATTTACGGGATGGGCAATCGTGTCGATGCGACAATGATTGATAAATGGGAACTGTATTCCATTGCGCAATACTGTGATGAAAAGGTACCGAACGGCGCCGGTGGCACTGAGCCGCGATTTACCTGCAACGTCTATATCCAGAGCCAGCAGGATGCATATAACGTTCTGAAAGACATTGCGGCCATATTCCGCGGTATCACGTTCTGGGGTAACGACCAGATTTATGTGAAGGCGGATGTGCCTCAGGATGACGTGGATTTCGTTTACCACGCCTCGAATGTTATTGACGGGCTTTTCACCTATGCCGGCGGCACTTACAAAAACCGCTACACATCCTGTCAGGTATCATGGTCAGACCCACAGAACCACTACTCTGACACTATAGAAGGCGTATACGATACCGATCTGGTACAGCGCTACGGCGTGAATGAAACTCAGCTCACCGCAATCGGCTGTACGTCACAGAGCGAGGCTCACCGGCGCGGCCGCTGGGCCATTCTGTCAAATGCCAAAGATGGTACGATTTCGTTTGGCGTTGGTCTGGATGGTTATATTCCGCTTCCGGCAGAAATCATTGGTGTGGCCGATCCGTTTCGAGCCGGGAGACAGAACGGCGGTCGCGTCAGCGAGGTCGATGGCCTGAGCTTTACGCTGGATCGCGCTGTGGATTACGCTGCAGGCGATCGCCTTGTGCTGAATCTTCCTGATGGCACCGCACAGACACGCACCATTGCATCCGTCAGCGCTGACAAAAAAACGGTAAAGGTGAGCACGGCATTCAGTCAGGTGCCAGTGAAAGGAGCGGTATGGGCCATCGACAGCGATAGTCTGGCCATTCAGTATTTTCGCGTTACCTCGATTGCCTCAAACGATGACGGCACCTTCACGGTCAGCGGCGTGCAGCATGATCCAAATAAATACCGTTACATTGATGATGGCGTGAAGATTGACCCAGCTCCAATTACCGTGACGCCCCCTGGCGTGATGAAGGCGCCGCAAAACATCCTCATTACCGAAACTGACCACATTGCGCAGGGGCTTACAGTCGCCTCAATGCAGGTAACGTGGGACAAGGTTGATAATGCCATCAGGTACGCTGCGCAGTGGCGCAAGGATAACGGTGACTGGGTAAACGTGGGTCAGGTCAACTCACAGGGCTTCACCATTCAGGGTATTTACACTGGCGTTTATGATGTACGCGTCCGGGCCATCAACGCCATGGATGAATCTTCACCATGGGGGTATGCCGAATCAACCACGCTGAATGGCAAGGTGGGCAAACCCGGCATGCCGGTAAACCTTATCGCAACCACTGATGTGGTCTGGGCTATTGATATTAAATGGGCCTTCCCTGAAGGCTCCGGTGACACGGCTTACACAGAAATCGAGGTGGCTACCACAGCGGACGGGCAGAACCCACTCTTCCTTGCCTACGTACCTTACCCTGGCGTGAGCTATCAGCATGGCCCGATGCCCGCCGGTGTGCGCCGCTGGTACCGTGCAAGGCTGGTTGACCGCATCGGAAATGTTGGTGACTGGACACCATTTGTCGAGGGCATGTCCAATGCAAACGCAGATGACCTTATCGGCAGCGTTGTTGAAGAGTTCATGAACTCCGCTGACGGTAAAGCGCTGCTTGAGCCATTGGTAACCAGCCCCGAAGCCATTTTGCAGGACGTACTGGCGACCTATGACTCCGTGAATCAGCAATGGGCGAATTACGGAGAGAACCGCGCCGGGATTATCCAGGCCCAGAAAGTGGCCGCAGATGCGCAAAGCTCCATCGCCAGCCTGAGAACGGACGTCACAGCCCAGTTCGCTGACCAACAGGCTGCTATTCAGCAAAAAATGACTGCATATGCCGATGCGTCAGGTGGTTCAGCTATCTACACCTTGAAAACAGGCATCAAATATGGCGGAGTAAATTATGATGCCGGGCTGTCTGTTGCGGTAACCATTAACGGAACGCAGGTTGATACGCGGGTAGCCGTGAATGCCAACCAGTTTGTTGTCATGAGTGGCAGCGGGAATAACGTGTATTCACCCTTCGTCATTAAGGACGGACAGGTACTGATTAGTCAGGCATTTATTGGTGAAGGATGGATTACTAACGCCATGATTGGCGGATATATCCAGTCCAACAATTATGTGGCCAATAAATCAGGCTGGAGGCTGGATAAAGCGGGTACATTTGAAAACTATGGCTCAGAGGGAAATGGCGCACTGAAGCAGACCAATGTCACTATCAGTGTACGCGATGAAAACGGGCGCCTTCGCTGCCAGTTCGGAAAAATTACAGGGGTCTTCTGATGATGTGGGGTTTTCAGACATGGGATGCAGCCGGCAAAGCGAATAATTACGGGCTTGTGCCGGTGACTGTGGTGGGGAAGTTAGCCGTTGCATTCGAGCAGACCTCCGGGGCCACTTCTTTTCAGGTGCCTTCAGGTTATGCTCTCGATTATATCCAGTGCCCGACTGAATTTGGATTTACGCAGGTCAGGCGCAGCATCACCATTAACGGAGGCAATGTAACCATAGGAAAGGCAGGCCAATCGAGCTATGGTTTCGGCTCTGAAGGAGCGTGGGCTGCAATAATCGTATTCTACCTGAGGAAGTTGTAATGTTTGGCGCTTTAATAACAGCAGATGACGGCACTTCATTTATTACTGATGAATCAACGCCGATAAGTTTGCAGGGAGTTTATACCAAGGAGGGAAGTGGTAAAGTCACGCAAACTATCACAGTTAATTCTGAAGACGTTGTATTGCCGTTTTGTGTATCCACATGGAATACATTTTTTAGCTATAACATAACAGGAGAAACATTAACTGTTAACGCCTTTGCCACATCAGGAGACTCCTCCGTATTTTCATTTACGTGTTATGTATTTACTACTCGCGCCCAGCCCATCCCGGAATGGGGGGTGGCGATATGGGACACAAAAGGGAAGTGCATTTTGACAAATGAAACAAAAGTACTGACCGATATTATAACAGTGGGGCAGCGGGGAGGCGCTAACTCAGGTCTGAACATTAATCAGACCTTGCCTGGGAAAATAGCAATTTTGCCAGATATAGCTGGATTTTGGGTTGGTGTTTACATGCAACGTCCGATTCAAATTGGATTGGCGATGGGAGCGAGATTTGACGGAAAAAATACAACAATCGCCCCGGTTGCCAGCTCTGCTCCTCCATCAGGTGCACAGATGGGAGCCCCCCTGGACTCAAAGGTGTCAGTGAGGGCCATAGATGTATCCCGCTATGAATAAATAAAACAGATCAATCTGAATACATCGATCGGTTTTATGAATTTCCACACAAATCAATATTCATTTAAAGTCTTTAGTAACAATTTTACTGAGACAAAAAATGAAAAGGTTTTTCGCTTTATTTATTGCCGTTATGATAACTGGATGCTCATCACTCCAGCATAAACAGGAACCAGTTTGCAGTGGGATAGCAAATGTCGGCGGAAAGAATACAACGGTTCATATTTACGGTGTCAGGAAAATTTCTAACCAGACACAATACAGAGCTGGATATCCTTTTAACTGGCAGTGGGTTGGAAAGGAGAGTTTTAAAACAACCACCTGTCAATAAACATTAACTAAAGAAAGCCGCCCCATTGGGCGGTTTTTTTATGCCCGGAGATAATTATGCCAGCAGGCACTATCAAGCTAACAAACAACTCAGCTGTCGTTACTGGTACCGGCACATCATTCACCACGGAATTAGCAGCAAATGATTTTCTGGTCGCTGTTGTGGGCGGGGTAACCTATACGCTCGGCGGTAAATCTGTTGAATCTAATACCGGATTAACACTGGCAGCCGCTTATAACGGACCAACAACAACTGGTCTTGCATGGACGCCGGTGCCTAACGCAACGCTTGTCGGAATTACCGCTCAGGTTGCTGCTGATGTAGCCAAAGCCATTCGCGGAATGAATCTGGATAAAGCCAACTGGCAGCAGGTGTTCAGCGGAACCGGGAATATAACGGTAACATTGCCGGACGGCAGCCAATATAGCGGTCCCTCGTGGGGAAATATTATAACATCACTGAATAACAAAGCGGCGTCAGGTGACAACAGCGATATCAAATCATTATCCGGGCTTACAACTGCACTCTCTATATCTCAGGGTGGGACAGGTGCGAAAAATGCAGCAGAGGCATTATCCAGCCTTAAAGGCGTCAGCACAGATACAGCTCAGACAATAACTGCTCAAAAGACATTTTCCGGCGCGGGACTTGTTGTTACTTCATTCTCAAGAGGCCTTGAAGTACGGCAAACCTCTTATCCGAGCATTCACCTTGTAAACTGGGATAACGGGGAGACACAGTCCGGAAGGAGGGTTGTGCTGGAGCAGTATCTGGGGACCTTCTATGTGTCGAGAAGGACAGAAGATAACTCATCAACGGGCGGGACCACGGTAACTTTCCCTAATTCCTCCGGCACTATAGCTCTTGCAGCATCTTCCGACCGCAGGCTTAAAAAGGAAGATGGGTTGACACCTGCAGGTGCACTTTCTCGCCTGGCAAAACTGAGAGTTGTTGACTTCCATTACGCTGAAACCCCCGGATACATCAGCGCAGAGGTAGCCAGCAGACAGCGCCGTGGTTTTATAGCGCAGGAGGCATATGAGGCTGACCCTACATATGCAAATAAACCATTTGAAAATCCTGAAGGAGAGTTACCTGAAATAGGGGGGACAGTTCCATGGGAACTGAACGAACACGGCATTATTGCGGACCTGGTATTGGCCGTAAGGGAACTACAGCAAACAATATCTGCTCAGGATGAACAGATTGCAGAGCTACAGGAGAGAATGAAAGCGATTGATGGTCTGGATAAGTAAGAGTGAGGTGAGACAAATTTGGGACATGCAGGGCTTTGTGACCTTTGCCAAAGCTTTGCATGTGCTGTGTCATTCTTGTGTCATGCACATAACCTCCTCATGCATCGACTTCCATCTTGTGTCATCAACCAAAGCAGTGTGAATGCGGTTTGATGCTTGTAAAACAACTAGTTATGAGTGGTTCTTATAATTCGTAATGCGAAGGTCGTAGGTTCGACTCCTATTACCGGCACCAGTAAAATCAACGGCTTACGCTATATTCACCAGATCAGCAAATCCACCTTGTGTCATTTTTGTGTCATTACCTCCCAAAAACGAGTCTATTTGCATCGCGTGCTGGGTTAGATGGCTGGGTGCCAGGTGAGCATAACGCTGTACCATTTCTATCGACTCCCAACCGCCCATTTCCTGAAGTGCCGAAAGTGGAACCCCCGACTGCACAAGCCAGCTCGCCCATGTATGGCGAAGGTCATGGAACCGGAAGTTTTCAATCCCCGCTCGCCTTAACGCTGCCCTCCATGCCGTGTTAGCATCAACACGCATCTTCCTGACAGATTGCGTT